GGCTCTTAAGTGCTGCTCTGGTGTGAAAAATGTGATAGCGAACTGGGTCGTTCTCAGGGCGAAGGTTCCCTCTTCCGGGTATAAATCCCCAAAAACTGGCGTTCTTGTGGGAGAGTCAGTTGGGTGTTGTCCTATCCATGAAGTTAGGGATGAGGGTATCCGGCACGGTGCCACAACAGAGTTGGGGGACTGTGGCAGCATATTACTTGTTGCAAAAGAGGACCAATCCCGTGTCGCATTGGGCATGCATGTTGCAGGTAGCATGGGAACAAACCACTGCATCAACTTAGGTTGTGCATTTCCCGCGCTTATCCAGAGGTTGTCGCTTGTTCCCGAGGGTAACAGGGCGGCATTTGTGGATCCCTATGCCACACCGGTGCGGGGCAACTCTAGGTTAAATCCTAGGGCCAATGCCTTTGGACCACGTGGAACGCCTGGTGTTGAGGGAAGTTGGAGGTCAACTTGGGTGCCAAACGCTACGCAGCCAGAGAGTGGTCATCGGAAATTTCGGGGGGCTCCACAGGGCAGACATTGAGCCCGGCCTTGTGGAGCTTATCGAAGGGACAGTAGGTAGGCCAATTTTGCGTTCTGCTTCCTGCCCCAAAACTTTGTTGCCATGTTTTGGTAGCATTGCCGGTGGTTCTTTTTGTTTTCGTAGGGTTAGAGATGATCAGACTTTCCTGTGGTGGCTGAACAGTGTTGTAAATAAGGGACATCTAGCGAATTCGACTTATGGGGTGGGCGATATATCTTGTATAGCTAGCCTTTGGGCTGAGGTGAACAAGTACGATCGTGTTTACCCTGTGCTTAGTCTTACGATGATCTCTTGTGCAACTACTGCAGTCGCTCGAATTGTGACAGTCCAAGCGCAATGTTTCGTCAAGAATGGGGAAAAGCTTTTGTTTCTCCAGCCTGATGAGGCTTTGGAGATGATGAATTTCGCAACAAGTCCTGGTTTTCCGTGGAAACACATGGCGCAAACTAAGCAGGCTTTGGTCGACGACCCTGCTACTCTTGCTACGCTTTGGCGTCGTGTTGAGCAGATTTGGGAGGCCGAGCCTAGTGATGGTTGCTTTCAGCATGTGTGGTACGCTTTCTTGAAAGAGGAGTTGAGACCAGTTGAGAAGCTGAGGTGTGATCCACCTAAGATTCGCAGCATAAGTGGGGCGCCTGTTGACATGTGCATCGTGGGAAACCAGTTGTGCGGGTCATATAATAAGGCGTTTTACACTTGTGCTGAGTCTGCCTTATTTGGGTCTTGCGTTGGCATCTCTCCTTTTCATGGTGGGTGGGATAGGTTGTGGAAGCGGTTCTTTTGTAGTCCTTTGTACAATAGGCAGTGTGCCATTTCGTTGGACGTTTCGCAATGGGACCGTAGTTTTTCCCCGCGGTTGTTTGAACTTGTTCTCCAGGTCAGAAAAGGGGTTACCAGCGTTTGTGGTTCTCAAATCTTGCAAGGTGCTTTCGGGCACATTGACAAGCTCTACATGGACGTTGTGAATTCTCTTGTGGCGGTCCCAGATAGGGATAGGACTTTTCTTGTCGGGATGCCCGGAGGAATGAAGTCCGGCTGGGTGAACACGACAACTGATAACACAATTGGGCATTTGATCGTTCTTACCAGTTACCTTGTGAGCGTGGGCTTGCAAGGTGACATTGGCAAGAAGGTCATGTTTGCTTTGTATGGGGACGACAACTTGCTCGCTTTCACTGAGGATCTTGCGTGTCACTTCACTAGCGCTAAGCTTGAGGAGTGGTACGCAGGGTGGGGTTTTGAACTCCATCCCAGTGAAGTGGTGAGGGGTCGCGCCCGTGCCGATATTGTGTTTCTTGGCGGAAAGTTTGGTGTTTGTTCAGAAACCAAGTCTCGTGTGTATGTCCCGGCGGAGCCCCAGAAAGCGTACGACTCAATGATACACAAGTACAAGTCCAAGAATTCGGCGTTTGAACGTGCTTGCGCTTTGCGGTGCTTGCATTTTTATAACACCGAAGTCTATGACGTGTGCACGGAGTATGCAAAGTTCCTTTTGGAGCGTGGTGAGGTTACTGACGGGTTGGAGGCGTGCTTTCTTGGGCGCGAGTCAATTCTTCATATTCACACAGGTTTTGAAGGGGGCGACGGTCCTTTAAAAGCCTTACCCACCAATTTGAGTTTTCTTGATACGATTTCTGAGCTTTTGCCGTGGACAGTGTGAGAAATTGCACAACAAGGCAACTTGTGTACATTTGGTGCAGTGGGTTGGGTTTTGTTTTTTCCCTGAGCCATTTCATCGAGCGAGACAAAGCGGGAGCGTCCTAGTCTTACTATCGACCCCGACGCTGAACGCGTTGCGACGGTTGAAGTGGACGTGGTGTCGCCCGTTGGAAAACTTGGTTTCTGGTGTGTCTGTTGGAGTAAACCTAGGAAACATGGCCAAACCAAAGGTGCAGGGGCAGTTGAAGAGCAATTCCGGGACGACTGTTGCAAACGTGG